CCTTCGAAAAGGTTTTTATATTGATTCTCGGGATAGCAACCCCGTAAAAAGTTCTGATTTTAACGAATCAGGAGCTAAAAACGATGGCAAATTCACCAGTTGACAAAGGAAATGACTTTATGAAGTCAGGAATGACACTGATTACTGAAATGTCTTCCGAAAAATACCTTCAAAAAACGAAAAAAACTCAAAAATATCAAGTTCCAGATGATCGCTACTCAAGACCTTGCGGTGGAGCTGGAGGATTTGACGATTTTGTCGAAAGATGGCATGAATAACCATCAAAATTGCATCTAAATAAGATAGATTTATTACATCTTCATGCCTGTCGAAAGGGTAAGTAAAGGTTTTAAAGACATTAGTGCTTCCTTTCAGGTGAGTGCATTGAATTATGACCTGATTGCTCTCAAAAATGAGAATGCAATCGCTCGTTCTCTTCGTAATTTGGTACTCACTCTTCCAGGCGAAAAACCTTTTAACCAAAATTTAGGTTCAAATGTCTCAAAATCAGTTTTTGAGAACATGGACAACATTTCTGCAACGATTATTCAAAGTGAAATTGAAAATACAATCAATAATTTTGAACCTAGAGTCAAATTACTGAATGTTGATGTGAAACCAAACTATGACGATAATGAGTTTAATGTTACGATTCAATATGAGATCATTGGAATTGACGTATTACCTCAGCAGTTGACATTTGCATTACAACAGACACGATAAATGGCACTAGTAAATTTTAGCAATCTCGATTTCGATCAAATTAAGAGTTCTCTCAAGGAATATCTGAGAGCGAACTCTAATTTTACTGACTATGATTTCGAAGGTTCTAATTTATCAACAATTATTGACACTCTTGCATATAATACATACATTACTTCGTACAACGCTAACATGGTTAGCAACGAAGTTTTCATTGATTCGGCAACTTTAAGAGAAAATGTTGTTTCTCTTGCAAGAGCCATTGGTTATGTGCCAAAGTCGAGAAGATCTTCTGTTGCAACAATTTCTTTGTTTGTCGATACATCAGCACAATCTACTGTTCCCCTTACATTAACACTTCAGAAGGGTCTTGTTTGTACAAGTTCAACTTCTTATGAAGGTTCAAGTTATACATTCAATATCTTAGATCCAATTACAAAGCCAGTTGTTAATAATATTGCAACTTTTGATTCAATCACTGTATACGAAGGCACATATCTCACACAAACATTTACTGTTGATGCAAATAATCCAAATCAAAAGTTTATTCTGACCAATGCTAATATTGACACGTCATCGATACGTGTAACGGTCAGGAACACGCAGAACAGCACTGTTACGAGGAAATTTACCCTTGCAGACAATTTAATTGGAATTAACTCAACATCAAAAGTTTTCTTCATTCAAGAAATTGAAGACCAAAGATATGAATTAATTTTTGGAGATGGAATTTTTGGTGTTAAACTTGATAATCTCAATTATATTGAGGTTTCCTATGTAACAACAAATGGAAAGTATGGTAATGGAATATCAAATTTCACCTATTCGGGTAGAATTTTAGATAATAATGGTACTCCAGTCACAACTTCGATTTCAGAAATTACAACTGATGTTTCATCAAACAATGGTCAAGAAATTGAGTCCGTAGATTCAATTAAAAAGTATGCACCAAGAATCTATGCATCTCAAAATCGTGCAGTAACAGCAGCAGACTACGAAGTTATTGTTCCAAAGATTTTTCCAGAGACGGAATCAATTTCAGTCTTTGGTGGTGAAACTTTAAATCCACCAAAATACGGAAAAGTCTTCATTTCAATTAAACCTTACAACGGAGATTTTGTTTCCGATATTCTAAAGAACAAAATTGTAACAGAATTGAGAAAATATACTGTTGCAGGTATTGTAGCGGAAATTATTGATTTAAAATACTTATACGTTGAGTATGATACTGTTGCATATTATAATGCAAACCTGTCTCCAGGAGCAGGAACTCTAAAATCAACAATTCAAAGCAATATATCTGCTTATTCAGACTCAATTGAACTGAATAAGTATGGTTCGAAATTTAAATATAGTAAATTTCAGAAAATAGTTGATGATAGTCATCAAGCAATTACTTCAAACATCACAAAAATCATAATTCGTCGTAATATGCAAGCGAAAGTTGATGCGCTTGCTGATTATGAACTTTGTTTTGGAAATGGATTCCATTTAAAAAATACAAAGAGTGGATATAATATCAAAAGTTCGGGATTCACTGTTGATGGAATTGTAGATACTGTTTATCTTGGCGATTTACCAAATTCAGATCAAAAAACAGGATCATTATTTCTGTTCAAACTCAATTCCCCAACTGAGCCAGTAATTGTTAGAAATAATGTAGGTACAATTGATTATGAAAGAGGAGAAGTCAGATTATATCCAATTAAAATTACTGGAGCGTTAAAAGCAAAGGATGGAGTCAGAATCGTTGAAATTTCTGCATCACCAAAATCAAATGATGTTATTGGAAAAGAGGATCTTTATTTGCAACTAGATATTAATAACAGTGTATTAAATATGCAGACAGATGATATTTCATCTGGAGCAAATATTTCTGGATCAACATACACAGTAACCTCAAGTTACACAAACGGGAATTTAATCAGATTGTAATATGTCAGAATTAAGAGTCAAGACGAGTTTAATTGTTGAAAATCAAGTTCCATCATATGTAAGAGAAGAATTTCCTCTTCTCCTTGAATTTTTATCGCAATACTACAAATCTTTAGATTTTCAAAGCGGGCCATCTGATATTTTACAGAATATTGATCAATATGTAAAATTAGATAGTCTTTTAAAATTAACTGAGTCTACTACTCTGAGTTCTTTTGTAGAATTTTATGATTCTACAATTAATGTTGAATCGACAAGTGGATTTCCCAATTCTTACGGATTACTTCTAATTGATAATGAAATCATCACGTATGAGTCAAAAACTTCTACATCATTTGTAAATTGTAAAAGAGGATTTTCTGGAACAACAGCATATCAAGATTCAACATCAGTAGACCAACTTGTATTTTCAGATTCTGAAATTGCTGAACACGAATCTGGAACTACAGTATTAAATTTGAGTATTCTTTTCCTCAAAGAATTTTTACTCAAGGTCAAAAAGCAAATTTCTCCAGGATTTGATGGAAGAAATTTATATTCTAATCTTGATGAATCATTATTTCTCAAACAGGTAAAAGATTTCTATTCATCTAAAGGAACAGATAACTCATTCAAGATCTTATTCTATGCTCTGTATGGGGACACTGAGGCTTCTGTCATTAAACCAAGCGATTATTTAATTCAACCTTCTGATGCTCGCTATTATATCACAAAAGACTTAGTTGTAGAAAAAATCCAAGGAGATCCAAATGATCTTGTTGGTGCTACCTTATATCAAGATGATGGATTTTTTGAACCAGCAAAAGGAACTGTTTCAAAAGTAGAAAGAATACTTAGAGGACAAAAAGAATATTTTATCGTAAGTCTTGATTACGATCAAGATAAAGATTTCCAAGAATATGGTGTTTTTTCAATTCACCCAAAAACAAGAGTAATAAACACAGCAGGAATAGGTGTTACAACTCTTGAAGTAGATTCAACTGTTGGTTTTCCTAAGTCTGGTACTTTAATTATAAACCAATCCACAGATACTGAGTTTTCTGTTACTTATGAAGAAAAAACTATAAATCAGTTCTTGGGATGCTCCAATATTACATCAACCATTACATCAGAAAAAGAAGTTGTACTGGATTCGTATGCTTATGGGTATGTTGGAATGTCCACAGATAATGTTGTAAAGGTAAGAATAACCGGAGTATTATCTGATTTAAAAATTCTTGATAAAACCTATTATTATGAAAATGATGAAAGAATTGAAATCGAAAGTCTTGGATCAAACTTAAGTTCTGCAAAGGCTAATAATTGGTTCTTTAATGTTCCAGTAAGATATGATGTAAAATCTTTACAACTGGTAGATATTTCAACATATACTTATCGAGTTAATCTGTATGATGAACACGACTTTGTAATTGGAGATACAATTACTTTAATCTCATCTAATAGTAGAGAATTTTACGGTCAAATTGTACCAGAAAATATTACTGCAACATATTCATCAAATATTTCTGGATTTGATAGCAAGTTATCATTTAATATTACTGGCCAAGGACAGTTAAATCCCAATATTTTTTATACTGTAAGAAAAAATCTTTCAAAAGTCTCAACAACAAATTATCCAAGTTTAACAAAGTATACAACTAACGTACAAAATGTTTATACTGACCTTGGTGATACTTTATATGTTGCATCTAACTCACTTCCAACTTACTACAACAATCCATTAGCAATTAATGATCGGTCAATTACTTTTTCAGGTTCTTTTTCTGGAACTCAACTGATAATTGGAACACATGGATTTATAACTGGAGATGCAATTGTTTATAACCCAACAGATGAAAATAATAAACTGGATCTTCTGGCAGGAATTTACTTTGTTAAAAGAGTAAACAATACTACTATAAGTATTGCAAGAAGTAGAGAAAATATTTTTACTGAAAATTACATCTCAGTAAATGGAACAGTATCGGATAATAAGTTTTTCTTATATGATTTTAGTGACGGATTTTTAAATTCTAAGCAAGTTGAACCACAAAAACTCATCCGCAAAATATCTCTACCAGAGAGTGATGAATCTTCATATGATACTCCAGTAGGTTCAACTGGAATATTCATTAATGGTGTAGAATTAATTAACTATAAGACATCTGATATTATTTTCTACGGTCCATTACAAAAAGTAGTTCCAACTGCATCTGGAACTGATTATGATGTTATCAATCCACCAACTCTTCATATTGCGGATGCAATTGGATTTGGTGCTACTGGTATTTGTACTGTAACGGGATCTTTAGTTCGTGTTGATGTTATCGATCCCGGTTTTGATTATCTTGAAGATCCAATTATTACTGTTACTGGTGGAGGTGGATCTGGAGCTTTAGTAAAACCTAATTTAATCGAGTTTGACCACTCTTCATCCTTCAACTCTTCTGCGGGGGCATTACAGGTCAATATAACTAACGATACGATTGGATTTTCTTCTTATCATAAATTCAGGGATTCTGAAGAAGTAATTTACGATACTCAAGGTGGAACCAATGTTGGTGGTCTTACGACTGGTGCAAAATATTACGTTGCAGTTCAAGATGGATTTACTGTCAAATTGCACAAAACATTTACTGATTCAGCAGTTGGTATTAATACTGTAGATTTAACTTCATTTGGTACTGGAAATCACAAATTATTATCGACAGTAAAGAAAAAGAAAATTGGAACAATTTCTGTCGTTAATAGTGGTAGTGGATATGTAAGTGGGGGATCTACAATTCAACTTACAATCAAAAGTAGAATTGGTATATCAACATTATCTGGACAAAGTTTTGAAGCTATTTTAAAACCAATTTTTAGAGGAAATATTACTTCAGTTTCTCTTACTTCTTCTGGTGTTCAATATGGAAGCGAAGAGATTATTAATTATAATAGACAACCAACATTTTCTCTCAATAGTGGATCTGGTGCAGAAGTAATACCTGTTATTTCAAACGGAAAAATTAAACAAGTTTTTGTAACAAAACCAGGATATGATTATAATTCTTCTCCAAATTTAATTATTAATAGTTCGACTGGATCTGGAGCAGTATTAGTACCAGTTGTACAAAATGGTCAATTGGTAGATGTTAAAGTGGTATTTGAAGGTCTTGGATATTCCGAAGGAACAAATATTGATGTAATTGCTGCAGGGTCTGAAGCTCAATTTGAAGCAGAAATAAAATCATGGAGAATTAATGAAGTAGAAAGATTATTCTATTTCAATCAAATTAATTCTGATGATGGTATCTTACAGAAATCAAAAAATGAAGACTACGGATTACAATATGGTCATGCGTATGCAGCTAGAGGACTGAGATCATCTGTTCTTGCAAAACAATTATTAGATTCTATTCCAATTTATGTTCCAGATTTAAGAACTTCTGGAGGATCTGAGATTGATTCTTCATCTCACTCACCAATTATTGGTTGGGCATATGATGGAAATCCAATATATGGACCATATGGATTTGATTCTAATGGATCTGTAAAGAGAATGCTTTCTGGTTATACTCAGGTTTCAAGTTCTGTAAGACCAAATATTCTCAGATATCCTTTAGGATTTTTTGTTGAAGATTATGTATTTACAAATGCTGGAGATTTGGATGAGTGTAATGGAAAATATGGCCCAACTCCAGAATATCCTGATGGCACATATGCATATTTCTGTACCATAAATTCTGTAAATGAATCTACTGGAATATTCCGTTCATATAGAAGACCAATATTCCCTTATGTAATTGGAAACGTTTATAAATCAAATCCAATAGAATTTAATTATCTTGCAAGTTCCAATCAAGATGAAATTGATATTAATCAAACCAATTGGAGTAGAAACACACATCCATACCATTTTACAAAATCTAGAAGTTATTATGATTATGTTTTAGATTCAAATAAAATTAAAAAACAATTATCTCTGATTAAGAGTACAACAAAATCAGGAATTGATTCTATTGGAATTTCAACCGGTGGTATAAATTATCAAGTTGGTGACAAAATTATATTTGATAATACTACCACTGGAGGATATGGAATTTCAGCAAAGGTTTCAGTTGTTGGTGGAAAACAAGTAACAAGTATTGGAATTGGAACTTCAACATTGAGTAATGTTCAAGTGGCACCAATTGCAAATTCTAAGAATTTTGTTGGATATTCACCAAATCCACATAATTATCTCAATCACGAAACAATTTCATTTACAGCCTCTGGAATCAATACAAATGGAAAAATTACAACAATTGCAAATGAACTTTTATTAACCACTGGAATTGGATCTACTGGATATACTGGATTGGTAACATATTTCAATGTTTCTGGAAATTTGGTTACAATCAAAGAAAATGATGTTTACCAAGTTCTTGGAGAACAGATAAAAGTTCTAAACGTAGATTCAGTTTCATCCAGAATTAGGGTAAGACGTAGTTATAATGAAACTCAAGGTATAACAACAATTTCTGCTGGAATTGCAATTACAGAAAAACCAAGGAAGTTCATATTACCTTTTGGCATTTCTACATCATCATATAATCTAAAATTAGATAAGCAAATTTATTTTGATCCAAAAGAATCTGTTGGACTTGGAACTACGGCTGGACCAGGAATTGGATATACTTTAACCTTTACAAATCCTGGTGCAGGACTTACTCAAATTACAATTCCCACTCAATCATTATGGTTACCAAAACATGAAATTGAAACAGGAACACAATTAATCTATAATGCAAACGGTGGAAATGCAATTTCAATTTCAACAGATGGAGTAAGTAGTTGGCAACTCTCAAATGATAGTGTTTTATATGCTGCACGTCTTGGTGATAATTTGCTAGGTATTTCTACAATTAAAGTTGGATTGGGGACAACAGGATCATTTGTGGGGATTGCAACTACAGCATCTCTGGTGTATTTTACAAATATCGGTCTTGGCAATACACACAGTCTTACAACAAATTATGAAAATACAGTAGAAGGTACAACAACATTAAATCGAGTAACAGTATCTACGGCTTCCACACATAATCTTCAGAGTGGAGACTATGTAAATGTTTCTGTTCTTTCTGGAGTAATTACCAGTCTTTATTCTGGAAATTATGAAGTAATATCTGCTGGCGGAACTCAATTTACATATTCTATTGTTGATTATCCAGAAAGTTCTCTCTACATGCAGGATGATGGTGAATTAAAATATACAACAAGTTCTTCTCAGGTTTATGGTTCAATTGTTGGTATTAATCTTGCATCTAAAGGATTAGCATATAAAACTTTACCAAAAGTTTCTTATGTAGAAAGTGGAATTGGAACTGGTGCAATTCTTGTTTCTTATGGGACAAGTATTGGATCAATTAATAAAGTTGAGATTCAAGATATTGGATTTGATTACCCATCAGATTTAAGTTTAAGACCAACTGCAAATCTTCCACAAATTTTGGAAGTAAAAGAGTTATATTCATTTAAATCCATTGGAATTGCATCTGTTGGAAGGAATTACAATACTGCTCCAAGTCTAATTGTTGTAGATGAACTGACTGGAAAAATAAATTCTCAAGCAAATCTTAAATACGATCTAGGAGATAAACAGGTAACAATTTTAAGTAATGCATATAATTTGAATAAAGAAACAACTGCTATTCGTGCAGTGAATAATGGTAATGGAATCGGTATCAGCACCATAAAATTTATACCAGCATCTCAAGATGTTGTCGTTACTTTAGGATCAAGTTTTAGTGATCCAGAAACTTATCCTTTTGCTATTGGTGATAGAATTTTAATTGAAAATATTAGTGTTGGTATTGGATCTACTGCAAAAGGATATAATTCGGAAAACTATGGATATCAATTCTTTACGATTGTAAACCTAGATCCAAATATTGGAGGAATTGGTGGAACAGTTTCGTATAATATTTCAGGATTACTTGGAATTAATGAGATTCCTGGAAATTATGATCCAATTAATTCTGCAGGAAGAATAATTCCAGAAAAAGATCTTCCAATATTTGTTCCTGAGTTTAAAACTAATAATTTCTTAGAAGGTGAAACTGTAAATTCACAATCTGCTTCTGGAGAAGTCATAAGATGGAATGATAAAAATTCCTTGTTGAAAGTTTCTTCAGACAGAGACTTTAATTCTGGAGAAATTGTAATTGGAGAATCTTCAAAAGCTGAAGCTGAAATTTCTAGAGTATTAAACTTCAATTCAATTTATGATGTAAAATCATCTTCTGTCGTGAAGAAAGGTTGGCAAAAAGAAACTGGATTTTTGAATAATGATCTTCAAAAGATTCATGATAATGATTATTATCAGTATTTTTCATATTCAATTAAAACTAATGTACAATTTGAAACTTGGGATGGAAGTGTTGATGAATTAAATCACCCAGTTGGATTTAAAAAGTTTGCAGATCTTCAAATAAAGTCTTCACCAGATGCTGTTGGTATTGGATCGACAGTTGATGCCGAAACAAATGTTATTGTTGAATTAGATTCTTCTCTCAATGTACACTGCAAATCAGACTTTGATCTTGCTAGAGAGAATAACATTTTTGTTAGAGATTATGCTTCAAATCAAATAATTTTTGAATCTGCTATTCTTCAAGATTACTTAGAATCTGTTGGCAATAGAGTTTTGATGATTGATGATCTCTCTCCAGAATTTAATAGTAATCCAAGATCTACAAAATATTCAAACATTGATGTATTTACATTATCGACTGCAAGATATAAAAAATATGTCACTTTTGTAAATGATTTATCTTATGCGGATCAAAATCAGATTCTTTTAGTTTCTTTATTACACGATGGTAATTATGGTTATTTAAACCAATATGGAAAGATATACAATGATCATGATCTTGGAGCATTTGATTTTAGTGTCTATGGTTCTGAAGGAGTATTAGAGTTCCATCCAAATTACTATGAGGAAAATAGTTATAATGTTTCATTCTCAGCTCTTGCTGTAAGTGATCTTACAACTCCAGTAGGACAGTTAAGTCTTGGAAATATTGTAAGTATTGCATCATCAAGTGTAACTTTACCTTCGGGAACATCAACTGCATCAACTATTGTTGGAATTGCATCAACATATAGAGGATCAAAAATTTATGTTGTAATTGGTGCGACAGATGGTTCATATTATGAGGTTGATGAGCTTAGTCTTGTACATGATGGAACAAATGTTTCATATATGGATTATGGACAATTAAATACTGGAAGTCTTTCTTCTTTTGGATCTCCTGGTATTGGTACATATTATTCATATCTTTCTGGATCTAATTTAAAAGTTGACCTTGTTCCATATTCCGGTCTTACAACAAGTTATTTTGTAAATACCATTCGCGTTTCTATTGCTAATTCTACTGCAGTTGGAGTTGGTACATCAAATATATTTGATGGTTTTGTTGGATCTGGTTTTACCAGTATTGCATCATCAGGTTCTCCAACAGCAGTAAATGTAACATCATTCCCATCAGACCATGATGCAGCTTACTATGTTGGTGTTGTAGAAGATCTCACTAATAATCAATATCAAATATCTGAAATGGTTGTGTTGAAAAATCAATCAAATGCATATATTTCAGAATTTGGTTACATTCATACTGATGGATCTTTAGGAGATTTTACTGTCGCAAGAATTGGTGATGATACTGTACTTCAGTTTACTCCAAGAGCAAATATTCAAACCCAAGTTAGAGTATATCAAGAAGCAATTACAGCATTACATGCTCATGATTATCCAAGAGAAATATCTTTAAATAATGCTGCTGTAGATGGTGGTCATGCTCTTTATGAAGGAACTGCAATTTCATCAAAGAAAAACTTTGGTTTAACTCATAGACAAAGACCAATTTTTGAAAGATACTTTGAAGGAACTTCTACAGATATTGTTGATTTAACTAATGATAGATTAAAAATTCCAGAGCATTTCTTTGTAACTGGAGAAAAACTTTACTATGAGTACGGCGGTTCCGATACAAGCAGTGCCAATGCAGTTGGAATTGCTACAACAACAATTACTGGTATCGGATTAACTGACAAACTTCCAAGAACATTGTATGCATATAAAGTTGATAACTTATATTTAAAATTTGCAGGTTCTGCTGCAGATGCATTATCAAGTCCACCAAAATTCTTAGATATAACCAGTGTAGGAATTGGAACTTCGCATATTATAAAAGGATCTAATCAAAATGCTAGATCAATTATCGCAATTGATAATGTTATACAATCTCCAATTGTAGGTACTTCGGTTACCACATCTACTGGCACCTACGTAGAGGCAATAACAAATGTTATCACCTTATCTGGAATTACATCAATCTTTAGTGGTGATTTAATAAAGATTGATAATGAAATAATGAGACTTGATACTTTAGGATTTGGTGCGACAAATGTTGCTATTGTACAAAGAGGATGGCTTGGGACTGGAATTGCTACACACCAAGTAGGAACTCTGGTTACTAAGTTAGCCGGAAATTATAACATTGATGCAAACACAATTTATTTTGCAAATTCTCCATGGGGGCAAATTCCATTTACTAATCCTACTAATAGACCGGATGAACAAGATTATGTTGGACTTATAACTGGATCATCATTTAGTGGAAGAGTATTCCTAAAATCTGGAGATGTAAATTCTTCTTCCGATGCATATTTTTACAATAAAGTATTTGATGATATTTCAGAATCATTTACTGGTGTCAATACAAGTTTCATTATCAAGTCTCAAGGATCAAATGTCACTGGTATAAGCACAAGTAATGCTGTTATATTAATTAATCAAATATTCCAACAACCCTCAAGAAATACACTTCCAGTTTCAATAAATGGAAATTATGGTCTGTCAGAATCCTCTGGTATTACTACAATTTCATTTACTGGAAATGCAACTCAGTCTTATGATATTAATGCTTCTGGATTACCAAGAAAAGGAATTCTTGTTTCCGTTGGATCAACTGCTGGATTTGGATTCCAACCATTAGTTTCAGCTGGAGGAACTGCAATTGTTTCTGTCGCAGGAACAATTCAATCAATTAGTATTGGAAATAGTGGTTCTGGTTATCGTTCTGGAGCACAAATTGTAAGAGTTGGTGTTGGTACTTCAAGCACAAGAACTCCAAATATTCAATTTATTGGTACTGCAGCAGTTCAAAATGGTCGTGTTGTAAGTATTGCAATCACAAATCCTGGAACTGGATATACATCAACAAATCCTCCAGTTGTCTTTATTGATTCTCCACTTTCTTATAGTAATATTCCTTTAATCTATAGTTCTTCTTCAGTATCTGGAGTTGGAAGTGGAGCCAAAGTTGATATTATTGTTGGACAAGGATCAAGTGTAATTAATTTTGAAATTAGAAATAGTGGTTATGGATATGGACAAGGAGAAATTCTTACAGTTGCAATTGGTGGAACCGTTGGAATTCCTACAAATACAAGTCTAACTTATAGAGAATTCCAACTCACTGTCGATAGAACTCATACAGATTCATTTGCTGGATGGTCTCTTGGAGATTTACAAGTTATCGATTCTTTTGATTCTTTATTTGATGGAGAAAGAAAAACTTTCCCAATTAAGATAAATGATGCTCTGACTTCAATTAGAACTAGACCAGGATCAAATATTGATATTCAAGCAACTTTACTTGTATTCATTAATGATGTTTTACAAGTTCCAGGAACTGGATATATTTTCCGTGGTGGTAATCTTATAACATTCCCCGAGCCTCCAAAATCTGGCGATACTTCTAAAATATTATTCTATAAAGGAAATAGCAATGTCGATGTTGTTTTAGTTGATGTATTGGAACCAATTGAAGTTGGAGATAATCTGCAGTTAATTGATGATTCAATTTTCTTGACTCAGGATGAAAGATTAGTTACAAATATTCCTGCAAGCGATTATGTAAATACAAACACATATTTTAATCCTGGACTTACTTATGGAGAAACCTATGTAAGACCAGTTACACTCTGCTATCAAACTGAAGATAGAATTATTGATGGTAAAGAAGAAGGAAAAACAAGAGTTCTTTACGAACCATTTGTTCAACCAACTACAAACATAATCAATAGTTTGGGAATTACATCTTCTTCGGTATTTGTTGAAAGTGCAAAAACATTCTTTGATTCTCAGAAAGAAAATACTGTTGGCAACACAAATTATAAGAAAATTATTATTACATCACAAGATTCTGTTGCTGGAGCTGCAGCAACAGCAGTAGTTTCTGCTGCTGGAACAATTACTTCTTTTGTAATTAGTGACGGTGGATATGGTTATACTTCAGCACCAGATGTTATTGTTTCAAATCCAGTTGGACTTGGCACAACTTACAGAGCTTCTGGATCTGCAACTATAACAAACGGAGTTGTAACTTCAATTGGAGTTTCTGCAATTGGTTATGGTTATACTTCTACAAATCCACCATTAGTGTTAATTCAAACTCCAAAGGTTACAAAAGAAGAAATATCTAATGTAACATTTGAAGGTGATTTTGGTATCATTACAGGAATTAAAACTACATCAGTTTCTGTTGCAACCACTGGATTGGTATTTGATTTCTTTATTCCAAAAAATTCATACTTAAGAGACTTGTCTATCAATACAGTTGGAATCGCAACCACTGGTATTAGCGGAATTCAAACTGGTTACTATTTTGTAATCAAAAATTCAAATGTCGGTAAGGGAGTGACTGCAAAGGATGAAAGCGGTGCAACTGTAGGTATTGGAACAACTTGTTTGGACAATATCTATAAGGCTGTTGCAGTTTCAATTGCACAAACTGGTGTTCCAGGAATTGGATTAACATATGTTGCTCAAGTAACGGTAAGTCTTACTTCATACAATGGTCTTACTGGACTTGGATTTAGTTCTTTCTATGGTGAATATAGTTGGGGAAGACTTTCTACCATGAGTAGAACATATCCAAAGGCATTTACGAATTACAATAATGGTATTGCGGGTGTCTCAAGTTCTCCAACAGTTCAAAGACTTCTCTCTCTGAAATACCGAGATTATACTACATAAATACATAAAAAACTCCAAATGGCTGCTATTATAACAGATCAATTTAGAATATTGAGTGCAAAGAATTTTGTTTCTGCGGCAAGTTCTTCGGATAACTCATATTATGTTTTTGTGGGTCTTCCAAATGCTACAGAGTACAGTACAACTTGGGATACAAATCCACCTGCACCAAAAGATAATTTTAGTGAAGAAAATTCATACTGGGATACTGCAATTGCCCTCAAAAAAATATCTACAGAAAATATCAAACAAATAGTTAGAAAAATAACTTGGAGTTCTGGTATTACTTATGACATGTATCGCCATGATATAAGTAGAACTAATACCGCAAAACCATCAGGAGCAACTAGTTTATATGCATCAAATTATTATGTTATAAACTCAGATTATAGAGTTTATATTTGTTTACAAAACGGAACTAATCCAGAAAATCCAGAAGGAAGACCCTCTCTTGATGAACCAACTTTTACAGATTTAGAACCAAGATCTGCAGGAACAAGCGGTGACGGTTATATATGGAAATATCTTTATACAATTGCTCCTAGTGATATTATCAAATTTGAGACCTCAAATTTTATTCCTGTACCAAAAGATTGGGAAACTAACGACAAAGATTCTGCAGTAAGAAATAATGCTGCAACTAGTGGCCAAATAAAAATTGTAACAATTACAAATCGTGGAGTTGGTATTGGAACTGCAAATACAACATATACGAGAGTTCCAATTAAAGGTGACGGAATTGGTGCTGAGGCCACGATTATTGTTAATAACAACTCAAAAGTAGAATCTATCACAATTTCTAATGGTGGTTCAGGATATACTTATGGAACTGTTGATTTAGTTGCTGGCAATGTCCCTACAGGAACTACTAGACCAGATTTTGATGTCATTATTCCACCAAAAGGAGGACATGGAGCAGATATTTACAGAGAACTTGGTGCAAATAGAGTAGCTCTATATGCAAGAATTGAAAATGATACCCAGAATCCAGATTTTATAGCTGGTAATCAAATTTCAAGAGTTGGTGTTATTGAAAATCCATTAGTTTATAACTCAAGTTCTATTCTTACTGAGGATAAAGCGTCTGCGGTTTATGCGTTAAAACTTGTTGGTACTGGATATAGTACAGCAACCTTTACTGCAGATGCTCTGATAACACAAACTGTTGGCGTTGCTTCAACAGCGGTTGGAAGAGTTATTTCATATGATCAAAATACTGGAGTTTTAAAATATTGGCAAGATAGAACTCTTGTTGGTTTTAATAGTGATGGTACTAAAAATACAAGTCCAATTTATGGATTTAATATGAATAGATTTACATCTTCTCCTGGAGTTGGAGGAACTACTATCATTCAAGGCGGAAGTGCTGGATTATCAATTGATACAAATTATAACGGTATTTCTACCTCAATAAATAGTAGGACATATTATTTTGGACAAAACTTTATTAATGGTGTGTCAAATCCAGAAGTTCAAAAATATTCTGGAAACATCATTCATGTAGATAATAGACCTTCTGTTACTAGATCGTCTAGTCAAAAAGAAGATATCAAGGTAATTTTGCAATTCTAAGAAATCATGCCAGAGTCAACTAATCTCAACGTTTCTCCATATTTTGATGATTTTGATTCTAACAAGAATTATTACAAGGTTTTGTTTAAACCTGGATATCCTGTTCAGGCTAGAGAATTAACTACATTACAATCCATTCTGCAAAATCAAATTGAACAGTTTGGAAATCATGTATTTAAAGAGGGATCTGTAGTAATTCCTGGTCAATTGAGTTATACCAATCAATATAGATTTGTAAAGATTGAAAATTCATATCTTGGTGTAGACGTGAGTGTTTATATCAATGACCTTGTTGGGAGAAAGATAACTGGCGATGAATCCAAGGTACAAGCACAAATTTTATACGTGCTTCCTCAAAATCAACTTGATAACGAATATACAACATTATATGTAAATTATTTGGCTTCTGGGTTAGGTGACCAAGAAGTATTTTCCGATAATGAAAAATTAACTCTAGATGTAAGTTACTCTAAAAATTCAGTTATAATTCAAAGTGGTGAAGGATTTGCAAATACGACTGCATCTGCCACTGGAAATGGTTCTGCAGCCATTCTTAGTAATGGAATATACTTTCTACGTGGATTTTTTGTAGAAGTTTCTGATCAAATATTAATCTTGGATCCATACGGAAATATTCCAAGTTATAAAGTTGGATTTGATATTATTGAAGAAACAGTCACATCTTATGATGACGATTCTTTAAATGATAATGCAAAAGGATTTTCAAACTATGCTGCTCCAGGAGCTGATAGATTTAAAGTTACTGCACTTTTAAGCAAAAAAGGATTAACTGAAGTCGCAGCGGAAAACTTCATTAGTTTGTTAGAAGTAAGAAATGGAGAATTAGTAAAAAATACAACTACAACATCACAATATAATGTTCTTTCTACAGAACTTGCAAGAAGAACATCTGAAGAATCAGGAGATTATTATGTAAGACCATTTGATCTTACCGTAAAAGAAACTTTAAATGATAATCTGGGCAATAACGGAATATTCCAAAAAAATCAATTAACTTATAATAATCAAACTCCAAAAGAAAGTTTAGGAACATATAAAATCAGTGCAGGAAAAGCATACGTCAAAGGTTATGAGGTAGAGTCTTTATCTGCTAATTTCTTAGATTTTCAAAAACCAAGAACAACAAAGACTATTACTGATGCAAGTTTAGCGTATGTAACTGGTCCAACATTTACAGTAAATAATGTTTTTGGAGCTCCAAACTTAAATCTTGGAAGTCCTTTTATTGTAAGTTTAAGAGACTCTAGAGTTGGTGTCGTTTCTGCAACTCTTCCAGGGAAAGAAATTGGATTAGCAAGAGTTTATGATTATGCATTAGAGTCTGGTTCTTATAATACCACAAATTTAAAATTAAATCAGTGGGATATTTCTTTATTTGATATAGAAACTTATACTGAAATTACACTCAATCAAAATGTAACCTTAACGACACCAGTTCATATTAAAGGTAAATCAAGCGGTGCTACTGGATATCTTAGATTTGATGTTAACAATGCAGGTATTGTTACTGCATATGGGGTTAAGGGTTCTTTCGCAGCTAACGAAAAATTCATTTTTAATGGTGTAGAGACCACAAGCAGAGTATCTACTGCAATCACTGAATATTCGATCAAGGATGTTGAATCACTTTCAAATGTAAGTACATCTTCAACTTCATTTACAGCAGATATTGTTCCATCAATATCGTATAATGTTGGTCTTGCTTCTGTCACAGCAAGATCTTCAAGTGGTATTAGTAGTATTAGTTTAAATGTTGGTAATAGTAACTTTGCATTTACAAATAATGTAAAAGTTGGAGGATTAGTAAAATATACAATTCCAGGAGCGACAGTTCCAACCTACAATTCAGTAGTTTCAGTATCCCAAAACTCCATTGTTGTTACTGGAGTTACAACAGTAACTGGAATTTGTGAAGGTTCACCACCCTCAGCAGCAAACTCTGTAAGTGATCTTGCAATTCTTGGATCTTCTTTCCAAACTTCTACAGACAATACATTATATACCAAACTTCCTAAGAACTTTATTGCCTCTGTAGATCTTACAGATTCAAACCTTACTATCAAAAAAGAATTTGCAGTTACAATTTCAAGTAACCAATCAAATACACTAGTTGCATCGGCAAACGAAACATTTTTACCTTTTGATGAAGAAAGATATGTTCTTGTCAGATCTGATGGTACTTTTGAATCATTAAGAGCAGATAAATTCTCTTTTGATGCAACGGGATCCCAACTCACAATTTATGGATTAGGTGCAAATGATAGTGGTGCTAGATTGATTGCGACTTTACGCAAAACTAAGATCAAGGCAAAGGCTAAAAATAAGAATAGAATTAAGACTTTAATTATTAATAAGTCAAAATATGAACATTCTGGAATTGGATCAACTACGATTAATGATGGATTAACCTATGGAACATTTCCATATGGAACCAGAGTTCAAGATGAAGAAATTTGTTTGAACATTCCAGATGCAACAAAACTGTATGGAGTATTTGAATCATCTACAACTTCAGAAGCATCTCTACCATCCGTTACATTTAGTTCTTTAACTGGACCAACAAATAAGACTAGTGATTTATTGATTGGAGAAAAGTTTACTGGTGAGACTTCAGGTGCTGTCGCAGTATTTACAAATAAAGTAAATGACTTACAAGTCAATTATGTTTATTTGAATGATAAGTCTTTCCAACAAAATGAAGTGGTGATGTTTGAAGAAAGTGGAATTGAAGCCACAATTTCAACAATCACGCTATCAGATAAAAATATAACCGCAGATTTTACTTTAGATATTTCCCAGAAAAATACAATTTACGATTATTCAAGAATTGTAAGAAATCCAGTTTCAAAAGAACCCGCAAAACAGATCAAAATTATTTTTGAATCTGCAAGTTTTGCTTCTTCAGATCTTGGAGACATTACAACCGTAAATTCATATAATGATTATGACTATTGTGATATATCCCCAGTTGAAGGAAAAGTTGCCAATAGTGATATCATTGATATCAGACCAAGAGTATCCGAATACACAGTTGCTGCTGGATCTAGATCTCCATTTGAGTTTCTGTCTAGAACTTTCTCAGATGCTCAAAACTGTGGTAGAAATATCCTTGCGTCTGATGAATCAATTTTACTTTCATTCGATTACTATTTGGGAAGAATTGACAGAATTTTCTTAACCAAAACTGGAGGATTGCAACTTCTTACTGGAGATCCTGCTGAAACTCCAAGACCACCAAAGGCTTTAGACGATGCACTTGAGATTGGATCTGTAGCACTTCCACCATATCTGTGCGATGTAAATAAAGCATCTGTAAGTTTAGTCGATCATAAGAGATATCAAATGAGAGATATCTCTAGACTTGAAGATAGAATTAAAAACCTTGAGTCATATACTACTTTAAATCTTTTAGAAGCAAATACCCAGTCTTTAAGTATTAAAGATGTAAATGGATTGGATAGATTTAAATCTGGATTTTTTGTAGATAATTTTAGAACAACTAACTTCCAAAATAAAACTACAACTATCAAAAATTCAATTGATCAAGGAAATCAAGAACTAAGACCATCACCATATGTAACAGAAGTTGATTTATTAATTGGATCGAAGTCTTTAGTTGGAATTGGTGCTTCTGTAGATCCAAATGCAGATTCACGTTATGTTGATGATTTAATTGGTAGCAACATAAGAAGAACTGGACAAGTAATTACATTAGATTACACTGAAGCTTCTTTTATATCTCAACCATATGCAACAAGAATTGAAAATGTAACTCCTTATCTTGTAACAAACTACGAAGGAACCATCTCTTTAACTCCATCATCTGATGTTTGGACAGATCAAGTTAGATTAGAACCAAGAACTATCACTCAAGATAATTTCACTGCAACTCAACAACAGTTAGCTGCACAAGGATTTGATCCACAAACTGGTCTTGGTCCAGTTAATTGGGGTGCGTGGGAAACTACATGGACTGGACAATCTACTTCACAAAGAGTAGAAAACTCTGGAGATACCACTACAACATTTACGACTACTACAACCACTGAACAGCAAAGAAGATCTGGAACACAATTACAACTTTCAGAACAAACAACAACAACTTCTTTTGGAGATTCTTTAGTTTCTTCTTCTCTTGTCACATTCATGAGATCGAGAAACGTTGAGTTTGTTGCTAAGCGTTTTAGACCATACACTCAAGTATATTCATTCTTTGATGGTGAAGATGTAAATTCTTTTATCGTTCCAAAACTTCTTGAGATTGCAATGGTATCTGGTATTTTCCAGGTTGGAGAAACAGTAGTAGGAACTTTTGCATCATCATCTACAAATCAAAATACCACACCAGGATCGACTCCAACTGAAATTAGATTTAGAGTTGCAACAGCAAATCATAAGTATGGTCCATTCAATGCACCAACAGATGTTTATACAAACAATCCTTATGATCAGCAAGCAACTGGAACTTTAACTTCAGTTTATTCTGCAACTTCTACAATTCTTAATGTAGACATTGCAAGTCTTTCTGAACAAGTACAAGGTCAATTCTTTGGAAGAGTTCTTGCAGGTCTTAAATTAAAAGGATTGACAAGTGGAGCTGAGGCAACAGTTTCGAATGTAAAATTGGTATCAGATAATCTTGGAACAATTATTGGATCTTTCTTAATTCCAAATCCAAATGTTCCAACAAATCCAACATTTGAAACAGGCACAAAGACATTTAAGTTAACAAATGATTCAACAAATTCATTAGTACCTGGGTCTGTATTTACTGAGGGTGAAGTAAATTATTATGCACAAGGTCTTTTGAACAATATTCAAGAAACAGTTACTTCTGTTAGAAGTCCTCAATTTACATCAACAACTTTATCTGATACAAGATCACAATCTAATTCGTCAACATCTTCAAGTTCAACTAGAGTTCAACCAGTATTCATTACAAATACGATTGTAGTTCAGGCTCCAGCTCCAAACCCAGATCCTTTAGCACAATCATTTAATATTCCAAATGGAAGTGGTTTATTTGTAACTAAAGTTGATTTGTATTTCAGAGCAAAAGATGATGTTCTTCCAGTAACGGTTCAACTACGTCCAATGTCTCTTGGACTTCCTACTGGAACTGTCTATCCATTTAGTGAAGTATCCATTGATCCAGCAAATGTCAACATTTCTGAAGATGGAACTGCCAAGACAACTGTTACATTCCCATCTCCAGTATACCTCAAAGGTGGAGAAGAACACTCAATTGTTCTTATGTCAGAATCAACTTCATATCAAGTTTGGATTTCTAGACTTGGTGAAGTAGATAGAACAACTGCAGGATTACTAGAAGCTCAACAGATTTTTGTAACTGAACAACCACTTTTAGGTTCATTATTCAAATCACAAAATGCTTCAACCTGGACTCCAAGCCAATACGAGGATCTCAAGTTCAGTCTTTATCAAGCAGTATTTACTGATCAAACTGGAGATATTAATTTCTACAATCCACAACTCAATATTGGAAACGGACAGATTGCCAATCTCTTGGTAAATCCTCTTGAAATGAATTCAAGAAAGATTCGTGTTGGTTTAGGTACAACTGTAACAAGCACAAACTTTATTGTTGGTACAACAGTTGCTCAATTAAATTCAAACGCAACTGGTAACTATGTTGGAGCTGCTGGTTCTGCCACAGGAAACTTAACAATCACAAATGCAGGTATTGGATATTCGAATGGATCTTTCAATAATGTTTCTTTGACAAATGTAACTGGAGCTGGGGTAAATGCTACTGCAAATATTACCATTTCCAACAACGTTGCTACAGCAGCAACAATTAATGCTGGTGGATCTGGATATCGTGTTGGTGATGTTCTCAGTGTTTCTAGCCTTGGTGGAAGCACACTTGGATCTAATTTACAACTCTCTATTCCACAAATTACTGGAATTAAAGAAATTATCTTAGATAAAGTTCAGGGTACATTTACTACGGGAACCGGAAGTACCATCACATATGTTGCACCGGGAATTGGCCAAACAAGTTTGAATGGTGGTGGAGTAACTGTAAGTTACGTTACTGTTGATTCCGAACCATCTGATGGATTACATATCAAAGTAAATCATAAGAATCATGGTATGTATGCATTGAATAATAATGTTGCAATTTCTGGAGTCTACTCAGACATGACTCCAACAACTCTCAATACAGCGTATGCAAAAGAAAGCTCTGGAAGTATTGTTCTTACTAATGCAAGTGGATTTGAAACTTTTGAAAATGTAAGCGTAGCATCTACTAACCCAGGATACATCCAAATTGAAGATGAGATCATCGCATATGAAGGAGTTGTTGGTAACACTCTTACAGGAATTACCAGACAAATTGATCAAACAAAATCATTCACATATGCCGCTGGAACGCCAGTATTCAAGTACGAATTAAATGGTATTTCTCTCAGAAGAATTAATAAGACTCATACACTTCAGGATGTTGGATTCTCATCAACAAGAACTTATGATTTAGATTACTATTACTTGAAGATTGACACAAGTTCTGCTGGTAATACCGCTTCTCTGCCATACGGTCAAGTAAATAGAAGCGTTGCAACTTCATTCCCACCACTTTATATTAGTCAAACAAAATCTGCAGGTGGTCCAAACATTTATGCAACGCAAAATATTCCATTTGAGATCATCAGACCAAATGTTCAAATTATGAACCTGTTGGCAACTACAGTTTCAGCATCAATCAGAACTGTAACTGGATCTAGCGTTGATGGAAACGAAGAGTCTTATATGGATGCTGGTTATGAACCAATTGTATTGACTTCAAATAATTACTTGTCTTCTCCAAGAATAGTAGCTGCATCAATCAATGAGTCATCTGCTTTAAAAACTCTTCCTGGAAACAAATCATTCACTATGAATGTAAAGATGAGTACAATTGATCGCAATGTTTCACCTGTAATTGACCTTGATAGAGTATCTGCAATCTTTATCAGTAACAGAGTTAATAGTCCAATTACAGACTACACAACAGACTCTAGAACATCAACTCTTGCAGATGATCCTTCAGCATTTGTATATGCATCTAATCCAATCGGTCTCGAAGTTCCAGCATCATCTCTAAAAGTCATTGTAAGTGCTTATGTTAACAGAGATAGTGATCTGAGAGCACTCTATGCAATCATGAAGGATCCAACTGAGAATCCAATTTACTATCCATTCCCAGGTTGGAATAATTTAGATAGTTTGGGCAATGTAATTAATGTTGCAAACAATGATGGATTATCTGATATTAAAGTTGCAAAAACTGACAATCTTGCTAATCTGAGTCAGAACCTTGACTACAAGGAATATACATTCACGGTAAATAACCTTACAGATTTCAGATATTTCAGTATTAAACTGATCGGATCTTCTTCCGATATGGCCCATCCACCAAGATTAAAGGATCTGAGAGTCATTGCTCTTGCGTGATCATGAATACAAAATTTTCTAAAGTTGAAGGTTATACTAGTCTAGTTCGAGATAATTCTACAAATGCCATTTTAAATACAAACATGAGCGATTATCAAAATTATAAAAATTTAAAAATGGCAAAGGAATCTGAAGGTCAAAAACTTCAGAAACTTGAAGATGATATGAGTAGAATGAAAAATGATCTTGATGAAATTAAAAACCTTCTGAGGACTTTGACTTATGAATCCAAATAGTATCGAACTTACAAATTTAAATAAATGCTTTGAATATGAAAAGGTTGCTCGTGATATAGATAGTATAAGCGATATTGATGAATTAAAAAATCTCGCTAAGTCATTCGCAAAGTTATATTTAAAGCAAGAAGAAGTTTTATCTGAACTCAAATGGCACAACCCAGCACAAGACAAGAACTGATTGATTACTGCAAAAGAAAACTGGGTTACCCAGTTTTAGAAATCAATGTTGCTGATGAGCAAATTGAAGATCTTGTTGATGATGCAATTCAGTATTTTCAAGAACGTCATTTTGATGGTGTCTATCAAACATACATGAAGTATCAGATTACTCAAGATGATGTTAATAGAGGGAGAGCTAGAAGTGGTGGAGTCGGAGTAACAACGACGACAGTATCGGAAAATTTGGGAAACAGCACTTCTTTCAAATTTGAAGAAAATGGAAATTATCTACCCGTTCATCCTTCAGTAATTGGTGTTAATAAAATTTTTAAATTTGATGGTACGAATACCATCACCCATAACATGTTTAGTATTAAATATCAACTCTTTTTAAATGATATTTACTATTGGGGTTCAGTTGAACTTTTATCATATGCAATGGTTAAAACATATCTGGAAGATATTGATTTCCTTTTGAATACTGATAAGCAAATCAGATTCAATAAAAGACAAGACCGACTCTATTTGGACATTGACTGGAGTGGAGTTACTGTAGGTCAATACTTAATTATTGATTGTTTTAGATTGATGGATCCAAATGATTATCCCCGAGTTTGGAATGATTCTTTCCTGAAACCTTATTTGACAGCTTTGATTAAGCGCCAATGGGGTCAAAATATGATGAAGTTTACTGGAGTTAAACTGCCAGGTGGCGTTGAATTGAATGGAAGACAAATGTATGACGATGCTCAAAAAGATTTAGAAGCAATCATGGAGAAAATGTCCAGTACTTACGAATTACCACCACTGGATATGATCGGATAATATGCTTAATCCATTTTTTCTTCAAGGATCTAAAACAGAGCAATCGTTAATTCAGGATTTGATTAACGAACAACTTCGTATGTATGGAGTTGAAGTTTATTATATCCCAAGAAAATATATTACCAAAAAAAGTGTTATAAAGGAAGTTATTCAATCAAAATTTGATCAGGCACTTCCTATTGAAGCTTATGTTAACACTTATGATGGATATGAGGGACAAGGAACTATACTTTCAAAGTTTGGTATTCAATCATTAACAGATTTAACAGTTACAATATCAAGGGAAAGATTTGAAAACTACATCACACCATTAATAAAAGATAGACCAAATATCGAATTAGCTACAAGACCAAAAGAAGGAGATTTACTTTGGTTCCCACTTGGAGATAGATTATTTGAAATTAAATTTGTAGAACATGAGCAACCATTCTATCAATTACAAAAAACATATGTTTATGAATTGAAATGTGAGTTGTTTAGATACGAAGATGAAGAACTCAATACTGATGTTGACGAAATTGATGATAATATTTTAACAGATGGATATACACAAACTTTAAGATTGGTTGGAGTTGGAACAACGGCAACTGCAATTACTGGAATATTAAATGGTGCTGTAAGACTGATCACAGTTACAAACAGGGGATATGGATATAAGTCACTTCCTCAGGTTGCCATTTCTTCAGCACCTGCTGGAGGTTTGACTGCTGTTGGTATAGCAACGTTTATTGATAATATTGTTGATTGTAATGGAACAACATCGACTAAAATTCAAGGTGTCGAACTTATAAATCCTGGATATGGATATACAGTTGCTCCTGGAGTTGTATTTGTTGGTGGAGGAGGTGCTGGAGCAGCTGCAACTACGACGATAGCAAATGGTGTTGTTGGTGTTATAACTGTCACTAACGGTGGAGGCGGTTATGCAAATCCACCAATTATTACAATCCCTTCGGCTCCAGTTGGAGGAATTAATGCTACTGCAAGGGCATACATTAATACTGTTGGAGTTGTTACTTCAATTAGAATTACCAATGCTGGTGCTGGTTATACTATAGCACCAACAATTACAATTGCTGCACCAAATTCTTCTGGATTTGGTACATACATTCATGGGGAAGTTGTAACTGGTACGTTAAGTGGGACAACAGCACTTGTTAAGTCTTGGGATGCTGTAACAGGTGAACTTAATGTTTATAAAATTAATGGCAACTTTGTAAATGGAGATGAAATTGTTGGTGCTGGATCATCAGCTTCATATAAATTAAGAAATTACAGTACAAATGATACCGTGGATAAATATGCTGATAATGATAATATTGAATCTGAAGCAGATGCAATTATTGATTTTTCTGAAAAAAATCCTTTTGGGACACCATAGATAGATTATCTTTTTGTTAAATAGATTATATAAGGAATTGCTAACATGTTTGAATATTTTTATCACGAAATATTGAGGAGTACCATTGTATCGTTTGGATCACTCTTTAACGATATTTCAATTAA